GAATCTTGAAAGCGCATACTGGATAGCCAAGGGAAAACGCTCTGCTGCGCAAAAGGCAGTGCAAAGCCATGAGGATAAAACAGCAAGGGAACGCAGAAAAAAGATGAGCACCCTTGTAACCAGCGGCGCACGTCGATCAGCATCCACGATGCCTACCAATATTAAGGAGATGGATGCATGGGAAATCTACGAAAGCCTTAAAAATCAAGCCGATGGAAAATAATGTGTTATAGTAATTTTGATTTGAAACCCGCATGGATACGTTCAAATCCAGCCCGGATAGGACACGCTGACAACAATCATATTTTTTTAGAGGGAAACAATGGCAATTTCTAATGTCACGGTCTCCGGGGTACAATATGACATTCTCGCGTCAACCTTACGTATCCTCCGAGACAAAGAAGTAGATAATACTTTTCGGAACATTCCATTGCTGGAAGCCTGTCAACGTCATTCAAATATTGAGAAAGTTGATGGTGGTTCCTATGTGGATGCTCCAGTAATTCTTACAGATCATAGCACGATTACCAATCTGGTAAGCGGTTATGAGTCTATCAACCTTGCAGTAAAGGACCCCCTTCGTACTGCCAATTACAAGTGGTGTGACTTTGTGGCACCTGTTGTACTGGCTGATACCGAAGCGCTTAGCAACAAGGGAGAACGAGCAGTCGTCAAGATTCTCGAAGCCCGATTGAAAAGCGTAATGGGCATGCTGAAACGAGAATGGGAAAAGCAGATCGTTGCTGGTTCCAGCACCGTTCTTACCAATCTCGAAAGTCTGTACTATGGTGGTAACGGCGGAACTCAGGGTTGGTTTTCTGACACCGCTTTTGGATCTCAAGCATCTACTATCGGTGGCATAGCTCAGTCATCGTTTACGACGGCATGGCAGCATCAAGTTAATACAACAAAAGCTTATAGTGCCACAACTAACACTATTTCTGAAAACTTTGCAGAAATTTATGTTGATTCTCAAATCTACGCCCCACAGGGTCAGATTGACATTATTCTGTGCTCCCCTGCACTTTACCGGGTATATAAATCTGAGCTTGAGACTCGAGAACGATATACCAGTGTAGCTGCAACAAAAGACATGGCTGGAAAGCTTGTTCTTATGTTCAACGGTGCTGCCTGCTATGTTGAGCCATTTATGGTTGAAGCTGGCGGACAAGGATTGACAGCGTATAAATCCTCTGACGGTCTTTCATCTGGAAACTATATCCATGCGTATATGCTTAATAGCGATCTTTTCAATCTTTACTTTGACAAGGACGCATTCTTTACGCTTGGTGATATGGAGCGAATCAGTGGCTATGCTGCTGCCAGTGCCAACATCATGACCCGTGTACAGATGACTACCCAGAACCTTTCCGGTCATGGTGTGGTAACCTTTGACTCACGAAACATAGTATAGGAGGCTAACATGGCTACAAATACTCTATTACAGTCTCTTAATGACTCTGCAAATCAGGCTACAATTGATTCTTCAAACCGTCGCCAGGTTGAAACTTATCTTGCCTCTGCTGCTATTGCGGCTGGCGATGCTGTCTGTTTTGATGCTTCAAAAACAAACGCCAGTGATAAAGCGTTGTATGTTTTAAAGGCCAGCACAAATGCCGCTACATCAAAATGTTTTGTTGGAATAGCAATTGAAGCAGCAGCGGCTGCGGGTGACCGCATTAAGGTTTGCATCTCTGGAATTTGCATTGCAAATATTACAGCAGCAAATGCAGCTTCAGCAGGTGTTAACCTTATGATCTCTGCTCATCCAGCAGCAGGCGAGCTTGCGGATTATTCGGCAGGCAGTGTGCTACAAAATGTTGGTATCAGTTGTGAAGCAAGAGATGGTGATGGACAAGCTACTGTTATGATTTTTAAACAGTTTTAATTAGGCTATTGTAAGACAATGCCCTCTCTCTCTGCACGGGGAGGGAGGGCTTTTTTTTGAGAGGGGATATGGCAACGCTTAAGGACATCAGGGATTTTGTAAAGAGGAATCTTGACTACACTCCAACCTCTACGGATTTTGACAAGACGCTGAACCAGCTCATCAATGTCCAGTACATGGATCTGTTCACGGCGAAGCCATACAACTTTGCGCAGAAGGAAGCGAAGGTCAAGGTATACAAGGATTTGGAAACGACAGACGCAACAATTAATTACGTCACCAATAAAATCACTGTACCAGGAGCATCTACAGATTTTCCTATTTGGTGCGAAGGTCAAATAGCAACTATTGATCATGGATCATTTAAAGAAGAAGTAGAATTGACATATCGAGAAGATGCTGACAATGCATATTTTAAAGGGCAAAGGACTCCTTTAGCTGGAACCAAGACAATAACGATAAAAAACAGATACATAGACCTTCCAGAAGATTGTGTCGAGATTCTGAACGTGTCACGAAGAAGTCTTGAGATTACAGCTAACAATACTGGAATGTATCAGGCTATTTCAAGGTATGAGGACGAATGGCACAACCTTCCATTGGATGAGACGGGAGAGCCCTACTACTGGGTCTACCATGATGATTCGCACATAGAGGCCCCGAGATTTCTAACGGTTGCTGCTATTGCTTCCGGAGTGGGTAACGGAATAAGGACACTTCAAATTTCCGGAGCATTTGTTTACAGAGGCGCAAATACAGATGATTATGGTAAAAGATACAGTGGTGTTTCTCCAGAAACTACGATTACATTGGCTGATAATCAAGTTTTGCAAATAACCTTTTCGGGTGATTATTCAGAAGAAGGGTTTTACAAAACAGTCTATTTTAAAAATGAAGAAAACGGATGGAAAAACAATCGGGTTCTTGATTTAAAATCTCCTGCGGCATTTACTGCCAATTACAATCTTACGCTTACGGAACTGCAAAGCAACGACGTGCAGGTAAACTATGAGAAGGCCCCTGAGAACGGCGGCAACACCAAAAGAATACGTCTGTATCAAAGACAGGATGAAGACTACGAGTTGTCAATCAGGTACGTTTATCGACCACAGAGCATGAACGAGGATCAGGATACGGTTGAAATACCATCCAGCCATGCGGTTTATGCTATTGGTTACGCTGTACTTGAGAACATGGCAATGAATACCGACAACGACCAGAGGTCTGTCTACTACCAGAAGAAAAAGGAACAGGCTCTTGACGAGTTGGACAGTCACTTCCTGACAAGCCAGGCCAGAAGATATGTGAAGAGCTACATGTCTAATAAAAGAATGCCTCCCATCTACACGAAACTGACCAGGACCCCATGAGAAATACAAAGATAGATGTACCTGTCCTGAACGGTATTCAGGAACGACAACCACAAAGCAAAGACTTTGCCGATGAGATTGTGAACATGAGAGTGGACCCGACCACCGGCGGGTGGGATTCCCGCATTGGATACGAAAGATTTCTCGTTAAGAAGGATGTTTTTGTTCCGTGGGAAGCGGACAACAGGATTGAAAGCATCTACTACTGGAATCGCAGGGGTGGGGCAGCTGATATTCTGCTATACCAAACGGGAACAAGTTTGAAATTTGTACAGGATTGGAACGGAACCACGGTTTCAGGAATAACGCTGGCGAATGTTCCCAAAGCATCAAGCACGACAAACGCCATACAATATTGCGAGTTCGGTAAATGGCTTATTGTGGCATTTGGAGAGGGGCAGCCGATAAAGTTTTCAGGATGGCCCATACCGGCATCCGCTTTGGCTACGAATCTGCCTCTTTTCAACGTGGGTTTCCCTATACGGCCTTCGCCCCCGAGACCGAGAAAACCGGAAGTAGATCCGACCGTGGATTTTCCTACTTTTGCAGCGGAGAACAGCCTGTTTTTGAGAAGAGACAATCCCAGAGGACAGGGTCTTGGTAAAGCCGCTGGAACCACCAATACATTTAGATACAAGGTTTCTTTTGTTTCAAATACAGGCTCTGAAGGTCCTCTTTCAGACCCCAGCTCTCCTGTCATTTGGGATACAGGCGCGGCGGCCGCTCCGACATATGAGTATCAATTTTGTATTGCAGTAGACATTCCAACAGGACCGGACGGCACCGTCGCTCGAAAAATATACAGAACGGCAAACAGCGGTTCAGTCTATTATTTTGTAGATGAAGTCAAAAACAATGTTGATGAAACATACCATGATTTAAGAAGGCAGGATGATTTGGGTATAACCGAACCCCTTTCATCTGAAAGCATTTCTTTTCCAGCCCAAGATGCGAGATATTGCGCGACATTCCAGTCATGTCTTTTTTTAGACGGTGGATCGGCTGAGGATACGACGCTTTATTTTTCTCATCCCTTAAAGCCAGATCAATTTGGTGCTCTTGATTCAATGGAATTAGGATTGCGAAAAGGTGGCGGGATAACAGGATTGGTTAATTACTTTAACTTTTTAATTGTATTGCGGAATTCGTCCATTGATATTGTCTCAGGGTCATACCCCAATTTCACATCCCAAACGATTTTGCAGGGAATCGGCAGTACGGCAATAGATAGCGCGGCAACAATCCCGGAGCTGGGGATTGTCTTTGCCGCGTTTGACGGAGTGTATCTCTTAGCTGGGAATCTCCAGTATATCGACAAGCCCGAAATGATGAAGATTAGCGAACCTATTTCTAAGATATGGAAACGGGTGAACAAGGACCAGCTTTCACGTGCTGTTGGTAGCTATTCGCATAAATACAGGGAATATCACTTGTATCTATGCGTAGACGGCTCAGACATCCCCAATCTGGGCCTGGTGTTCCATGTTGAAAAGAAATCCTGGTCGATCAGGGAGAGTTTCCCGGTTTCGGGCCTGGATACGGACGGTCAAGGCAACTTTCTTTTCGGGCACAATGAAGGAGCTCAGACGGGCGAGCCTAAGCAATGCGGCGTGTTTGTTATATCAGGGAAGAGACACTTAGGGGAGAAACAAAGTGATGATATCCTGACCCTACAGGGGCCACCGACCTGGAAAATAAAGTCACCTTGGTTGGATTTTGGTGACCCCTCGATAAAGAAGAAGGTTCATCATGTAGCATTGCACATGTATACAACTGGAGACCAGTCCATAACGATGAAGGTCAGAAGAGATTTTGATTTTACAGCGGATACAGCGGCAAACCAAGTCGCGCAACGTCCAGAATATGAAGATCAAATAACCTATGATGTATCCACGCTCGACGGATCAAACACTTGGCAGGCAAACCTTCTGACCACCATCCGGTGGGATGTCTACAATAGCTCGTGCAACCATTTTCAATGGGAGGCTTCCGGAACGGGAGATGTCATCGTGGTTGGGTACGAGGTTCTTTTCACGGCGAATCAGATGAAGATGATAAAGGGAAAAACGTCATGAAAAAATGGTCTGAGAAACAAGCGTCCAGCAACACCGTTATTTCGGAATCGTTTTCTGAAGAGTATTCCCAATACAAACAAGTGTTTAACGGGGGGCTTGACCGGACGGCATTGCCGGCAAGCTACTTCACTAAATCGCATGTGAAGGCTGAGGCTTTCCATAAATGCAAAGTATTCTTTGTCGGTGAAAACACCCATTTTATACAGACATCTGGGTTTAGCCCGACGGACAGAGAGTTTATATGCCAGAATTACAGTACGTATCTTGGTGGAGAGTATCTCGCGTCAACGCAGACCTTACAGAATATAAAATCAGGATGGGTAAATGTTGAAGTGTCCTCCATGTTCTTTTGCTCTACTGAAAACTTAAACTATCAAGAAGACACGACCAAAGAATTTTTTGTCCGCTTGACGTGGAACGGGGAGACGATTGCAACAGCGGGGCCGTTTACAAAATCAATGTATTCATACCGAATAAGCGCAGGAGCGTATACAACGTCAGGAACAGGAACCCTGAATATATACATCAGGGGGGCAGGCCCGCATCAGTTTGACAACACAACTGATCAGACATATCATTGGTGGAACATGCAGGGATTTATTCTTGCAAGGTGGAGATGATGAGCAAGATAAGCAACCAACTTCCAAAAGAAGGCGACAATTTATCGTCAACAGATTTAAACAGTCTTTTTAGTGACTGGGTGGGGGCGACCAGCACTGCAATGAACGAAGACAACGCAGCGAACCAAAGCATAGACATTACCAATTTAAACCTTCAGGCATCTTCAGGAGCGGCAAATTTCATATTGAAAGACCTTCAGGGGCACGACATAGCAAATGCGGGGATAACGCTTTCATCTGAAAGCGCAACCGGGGTACCTCTCTACAACACAGTTTCAAACAGCACATTTTCATTTGGTGCCAGCGGAAAAACAATAGCCACCAATGATATTCTACGCATTTACTACAATGTAAGGATCGGTGATGCGGCTTACGCTACTCCTTTTGGCTCCGCAGTGAATGAATGGCGGGGGTGTTGGCTAACATGGCTGGAATATGCTTCAGCCTGGAGTGGTTCACCGTCAAATTGGCAGCTCGTTCCCGGCCAGGCTGATCCCGCAACTTTAATCACGTCAAATGGAGGTAATGATTATTACGGAGTATCGTTGAGCAGCGCAAGGTCCATGACGGTCATACCCCATCAAATGGGTGAATTGGCTAACTCGGGGCTGCCCGGCATTATAAACACCACCCAGCAGGATTTTAACGGACAATACTTCCATCAGCATACGGGTGCGAATGATACTTGGTACGGATTAAGAATAAGAATCGGAGGGGTTTTCTGGCCGTTTAATCATAACGGAAACAACTACCTGGTGTTTTCAGGAGGTCCTACCCCCATTGTTTCAACAAGCAACACAATAACCTATTTCAATGGTAATATATTGTGGTTGCAAGTGACGAGTAGCTAATGCCTATAACGATTCCCAAGACATGGGCTTCCAATGAAGTCTTAGATGCTTCAGATATGAATGCAAATCTAAACGCTATAAAAGAAGGGGTAGCTGGTACGGATTCAACATGGTGGACAACGGGCCAATGGATTGAGGCGAAGCATATAGTCAACCCGGTTTTAGAGACGGTTCAGAATGCCACCCATAATGTATCTGGATATTTCGTATCTCAATCCTCCGGGGCCTTGTTCACGTCAGGTTCCTTCATATCGGGTTTTGAATCGGCAGTTGGCAGGAGAATGATTGTTCCCAAGACAAGCATTATCATACCTGTTGCGCATCCATGCACATGGTTTTATCAGCTATGGGCTTGTGTAGAATCGAGATCAGATGAAGATGCAACAAGAGGTAACGCGGAATTGCACTCAGGAATAAACGGCGCGGCAAGCGTATACAGTGCGGCTGTCATGCAGGAGCAGGAGACAAACAAATCCATTGCATCCGGCAGAACCTATGCAAATACGTACAGTCATGGAACGCAGGCTACTCCAGCAGACTTGAAATTAACGATCAGCGCATTCGGAACAGAAATGAATGCACAGTTAGTATCGTGGGGTTTCACTGTGGAATGTTTCTACATTTAGGAGGATAAAATGGGAGTATTGGGAGCTTTGGCGATAGCAGCAGGAGTGGGCACTGCAATAAAGACAGGTGCCGGCATGTACCAGGCATCGACAATCTTTGATGACAAGGATGAGAGACGCTTAAGAAGACTTGAGCGTTTACAGGCTGCAAAAGAGCTGGGCATGACGGAAGATGAAATAAATGAAGCCCGGAACCAGCTGACCACCCAAATCATCAGACCGGCGATGGCCGCGGAAAGGCAATCAAGAGATACTCTTGCCGCGCAGCAAAGCATAGCAGATATTGGAAGCGGACAAGCGGCAAGACAGCAGGCTGCCATAACCGGTGTGGCCCAGAGGGAGAGGGGTCGAGCCGAAGAAGCAATCGAGCAGCAATTGCAGCAACAAAAAATGCTTGCAGAGCAGCAGGACTTGGCGGAGATTGCCATGCTCCGGGAAAAGAAGAAAGAAGAGAAAAGGCAATTCTGGGGTGCTCTTGCGGGAGGTCTCGCAGAGGGAGTGGAAGCGGCAGGCGCATATCAAGCGGCAAAGCTACAGGAAGCAAACCAAACCATGCAAGCAGAATGGATGCAAGCTCAAACTTTAGCGGCTCAAAATCAATCCCAATATCTAAATCAAATGATGATGAATCAGCAGAGAATGCTTTGGGGCGACCCCATGGTGGGTCCACCTTCCCCAGGAGGCTAATATGAAAGCAGCAGACTTTTTCAAAATGGCTTACAGCGACAATAACACAAACATTATGTCGCTTTATCTTAGTCAAATGCAGCAATCCCAGAGAAGCTCCGTTGCCAGGCAGCGTGATATATCAGCCAGGATCTCCAGGCTTGAGACCCAGCTCGGCAGGTTTCGTCGTGACTACAATTTAGCCATTCAAAAAAACCCGGGAAGGAAACGAAACTTCGAGATCCTAAAGCAGAACTACAGAGAGCGGAACAGTCTTCGTACTGAGATTGGAAAAAACAACCGAGCACTGCTATCGGCAGGGGTTGATGTCGCAAGCATACAACAACGCAGTCAGGGAATGATGCTGGAAGCCCAGCAAATGAAAGCAAGAATAGAAAAGAATGTCAGAAAAGAATGGGAAGCGACATCCAAAGTTAAAAAGCTTGCTGAAGAACTGGATGATAATGCAACAAGAACACGTACGCTTGGTCTTGATACGGCAACAGTTGATGTTGCAGGTTTAACAGACAAACAAAAAATCATGTTTGCAAGTCTTTTGTACACCAAGCTGAAGGACCATAAAAACTTAGGAACCCCAGAATCGATAAAATCGGCAATCGAAGGAAAATACGAAACAAGCGTTTTAACCAACAGAGAAATAAATCAGCAATTGAATAAAGATATTGCCGCTGCAACAGGAAAAATAAAAGGCGCAGGCAGACAACTAATTAGGCTTGGTGGGAAGGAAGTTAATCTTGTCAAGGAAGTTGAAAAAGCTAAAAAAGAATTGGAAAAAGTACAAGCTGCAGTAAAAGCATCCGAACAAAAATTAAATATAAACCCTGAACAACAAAACAAGATTAATAAGTTGAGGGCAAATAAGGACCTTATTGCATATCTTGAGGATGCAAAAGACTACCAGATTGACGGGTATTATACGGATGAAAAAGGCCAGCAACGACAATATGACCAAAGAGCAGCAAATGAAGCCAGGGCGGAGTTGCTGGCTATTGGAATGCAAGACCCTGCTCAAGTGCCACTTGAGGAAATTCAGCTTCTCGACAGGACCGGGTATCTTGAGATAGAGGCGAACAAGAGAGCGTTGGAAGCACAGATGCGCTCTATTGGAACGGATTCTACGTTGCCTCGCATGTTGGCAGCCCCTCAATTCAACCTATTTACTCCTATTGGCCAAATAAACTCTTATATCCGCGATATGAAGTCCGGTCTGGAGAAGAACAGACTCATGGCAGGGCAAATAGCTGAAATGGGAGAAAATCCTGAATTTACGCGTTTGTACAACAATGCTGCTCCAAACCAAAGGATTGTCTTTGCTGTCATGCCCATGGTGTCTGACAGGGTTAAAAACGTAAAGGACGGTAAGCTGAATCCCGAAACGGGTATCGAGAAGAAGGCGGCCCAATACATAACTTCGTTGCAGACAGGAGGTAAGGATTGGTCACCCAATCTTCGGGCCCCGGCATTGGTTGACATGGCCGAAAATCTCTATGGTGACAACGAAACCAAGAAGGCCGAATTCATAACGTATGTTCTTGCCGCGCAGCAGGTTAAAATGGCACCAGGATATACTTACGAAAAAGAGACAGCAAACCCTGAAAAGTTTAAAAAATCTGCTCGAAGAAAATTAGTTAAAGAAGCAGAACAAGAAGGCTCTACTTTAGAAGAGATAGCTGCTGATCTTTGGGAATCAAAACCATTTTCTATAGGAACCAATGAAGCTTTAGACAAAGAACTTATGGAAGAAATGGGAGGTAACTAATGGCACTGCCCTATCCCCAGGTTCCTGGTGCTGCAAAAGCTCCTAAAAAAAGAAAACAGTTTGACCCTGAAGAACTCGCCAGGCTTCAGGAACAGGAAGTCATGCTTTCCGAGGAGTTGGATTACATCAGGCAGAACAACGCATTGCCCCCTGGTGATACTCCCAGAAATGAATTTCTTAACAGGAATGTGGATATCGAGGCATACACGATGCAGTTACAGTCTCGATTGGGAGAGCTTGCATCGAAGCGTCAGGAGCTTGAAAAGGAAGTTAGGGAGTTTGAATACCGCTCTGCAATGCAGCGAGCCAGGGAAGAGGACATTGCAGCAGACCCGCGCACTCCAGCGCAGAGGGGCAGAGACAGAAAACAAGAAGAGCAGATTGATAGACAGATAAAAGCCATCACAAGAAGGATTACAAACCACCAGCTTGAAGGCAATGAGAAGGGGGTGGAAGAAGAAAGGAAACGCTTGAGGCACCTTCAATTCCAAAAGCATCAGATTCACGTTCCCACGACACGTAAGCAAGCTCAGGTGTACGAGCTTCATGAAGCAGAGAAGGCAAAATCCCGGACGCGACTGATATCAAACTTCATCAACAGAACGATGAAGCAGCTCAGAAGAACCCATCCTGATATGGAAGAGTCTAAAGTACACGAGCTGGCACTGAAAAGATTCCAGGATGCCGTCGGAACCAAAGCCGTAGAGCCATCAGGTGAGTTTGCTTATCTAAAAGATGCGCCTGATGTTACTGTTGACTGGGAGACGTTCACGATGTACGACCCCGAGCTGGGGACCAGGCGACGCATGACTAGAGAAGAAGGTGCTCGTCTTGCCAGGGAAAGGCAAATCTTACATCTTCCCAAAACGACATTGGCCATGTTGGAGAACAGGAAAAAGCCCCAGGCGTTATTTGATTCGATACAGAATCAGCTAAGGGGTCTCGATGAAACCAGAGCTATGTTGACGCGCCTAAGGAATGACCCACAGGTGAGGGGCAGGATATCGGAAGAAGAATTCAACAGAAGAATGCTTGATATCGCATCGGAAACCGAGCGTCTTGAAAAGGCGAAAATAAAAGCCAAAGCCAAATTAGATTTGCTACCTGATCCAAAGAATCTTTCCTGGTTCCTTACGCCCGAGGCGCGACCTGGTGGGGTGGTCGTTGAAAACTGGTATCAGCATAAGCTTCGTTATCTTTTGACATTCGCATCGATGGGAACAACCGCTCTTCTCAGGGAGGCATCAACTGTAACAAAGGACCCCGATAAGCCAAAGTCTGAGTTTGGTTATTTTGAGATTCTTCCAGATGCCCCAAGTATTCTGAGAACGAAGGAGGAGGGAGGTCTTGAAGGAGGAGGCGGATTTGACTGGTGGAACAGCGAAGCAATGTCCGCAGCGCAAGCGACAATGCCTATGTTTAGCTTCATGACAAAGCACTACCCCGGCATTGTCCATGGGGGCACAGGAACACGATTTACCGCTGCCGTTCTTGCAGGACTGGGTGACATAGCCATGCCTGTTGGTCCCGAAGCCTTGGGTATCGTTGCAGCAAAGGCTGCAGCTCCCATCGGGGCGGGTATCAGTGGAGTGGCAAAAACAGGGAAGGTTGCTTTAAAGGTTGGAGAAAAGGGGCATAAGTTTAGAGAATCAGTGCGGAAGTTGCGAAGGCAAAAAAGCAGGGGAATCGACAAACAGAAGATAAAAGTAGCCAAGGATATACTGGACAAGGGTGACAGGCTCGGCCGTGCCATAATGACTTCGGGGTTTTCCGAAGGGAACAAGTATCTGGCGAACACGACTGTAAAGGCCATGACGGTCAGACAGGTCAATGATGCACTCGACAAGGGAAGCGGAGTTGAAGGCTCATGGCTGAAGCGACGATTTAAAGGGATTGGGGCTGCTTTTAACCCCCTGGAAAACCCGAGCACGATACGATCTGCCGCTGCGGGCAAAGTAGCGGAACAACTGGCGGACAGCCTGGGGAATCAGTCCGCTGCGATCAAGGCATTCAAAGCCAATCCGGTCGAATTTAAAGCCTGGATGAGTGAAACATTGAATCGTGTTCCACATGGAACAGCAGATGAAAGAGCCATGAAGGCTATCCTGGCGAGTGACTCCATTGATTTGGACACGATATTCAAGGCGTTTAGGAATGAAGCTATCGGTGCCTCGAAAGAGATAAAGGATGGGATTCTGAATAGCGCACTCATGCAGCGGGAAAAGATAGCCAAATACATCAATGATGAGTTTGCAACGATTGACAGTGATTTTCTCGACATGTTTAACAATCGATTGTTTGCTGCTCGAATCATTGAAGAGAATCGCTTATTGCCAGAAATCACCCGGTCCCTGGATGATGGAACCTTCGATGCCCGGACCATCGTTGATGGTGCCACCCCTGAGCAAATACAGGCGGCGGCGAAGGAAACGATGCAAGACTATGTGGAGCTGAATCTCTTCAACCGGGCACCCAACAACATGATATTCGTCACCAGGGATTTGCTGGTCGATGAAACGCTGGGCGCAGATCCAAACTTCGCAAGAGCGATTGCGGAGAAGTCTGGTAAAATCTACAACGAAATGAAAGTCTTAGAGAATGGAGATACGACCTTCGGGAACATGTCCGACCTTGTCTCCAGGATTATCATCACCAACAAGGGAACAGATACGATCAGAAGATCACCCAAGTGGAGGAGCATCCTTCGCAACGTCATAAAGAAGGAAGGATTGAACATGGAAGACATGAGTCTTGTCCATGATCAAATCAAAAGCTACTATGCCAAACAGACGGCAAAGGAGTTTGCTGACAGAGGACTGGCATTTACCGGCCGAAAATCAATCGCAGCACCTTCAAGGCCCTTGGAGACCCCTGCTGGCGCTCTTATGACAGAGCGAGCGTTTAAGTATGCTTCTGGAACACCCAGGGAAAGGAGACCGTTTAGTCCTACAGACTTTTTTAGAAGAACGGGTAGTCAGACCGATATTATCACCTTGCAAGGCCTGGCGAAGGCCAAGAAAAGTCTTCTGGGAAGACTGGGCCGCAGGTATTCATTAACCGAAAGAGCACCCGTGGCCGTGCAGAACATGATGAAAGACATGAAGGCAACGGACTCGGCTGTTTTTGAAGATATAGTCAAAACATTGAAAGAAGGCTCAAAGAGAAAAGAATCTCCTCCTGATATAGTAAATGGATTGATATCCAGAAACATCGAAGATCAAGTTGAGTTTTCCCTTAACCAGCTAAAAGATGCAGCGTCCCGGCGCGGGGTGGATCAGTTTACTGCAGCAGAGATTAAAACCTTTCTGGCTTCGCAGGACATGAGCAAGCATCTTCCTCTATTCGAAGGGGAGAGTTTCCTTCTGAAAGATGTTGTCGAAACCCTTAGGCCTGCAATAAGAACAGATAAACAAAAAAAGTTTTTTGAACGGTATCTGAAGACTTTTTTCCAATTTACGAAAAAAGAAACGAAAAAGAAAATACCTAGATGGTTAGAAGGTTTTGAAGAAACAGATATTGAAGGCGCATTGAAATGGGTCAGAGAGAGAAGCGGAGAAACCTTAAAGCAGAGAGGAATGGCTCTTAGAAGATTTGAGCTTTCGGGAGAGGCCTATACGGAAGCTGCTCTTGTGACCATTGCAAACGACATGAGCAAACTACGCAATAATAAGATTATCGACGCTTCCCTTATGAACAATCCTTCGCTTCGATTCGAGCTTATACCCAGTCTACGGGCAGAACGGAAAGGTGATTTTCTGTGGAACGGCACCTACGGATATCGGGTAGATGAAGTCATGGAAGGCATCATATCCGAACACAGAGGCAGATTGACGGATGATCAAATCAACCTTCTAAAGGAATCGAAGGGATATCAGGATGCCGTTAATTCATTGAACAGAGCCTACATGCGTGTATGGTCTAACTTCAACAATCCTCGCTACGTTGGAAAACAGCTTGATGTAATGCTTAAAGGTGCTCTTGAAGAAGGCATAGATGGATTGGACGAGGCTGTTGAATCCATAATTGCAAAAGATAAGGCATTTACCAGAGACATAAATAACGCAAGCAATCAATTGGGGAACGCAGTTAGAGCCAGCGAAGAAAGCAAAATAATACGAACGCTTAAGCAAAAAGAACAATTAATCCAGACGCTGCCCAGGGATCAGGTGATCATCCAAAAACAGGAGCTAAGAGAATTAAAGAAATCCAGAGCAACGTCTGACAAAGCTGCACGAAAAGCGGCCAGGGAAAAAAACAAAGAGACCATTGATCAGAAACGTGAAGAGCTTATGGTGGAAGAGGGTATTGCCCCTCCCATGGCAGCAGACATAAAAGCTCCGCTTGTTAAGAAGCGTCGCGAGATAATGAAAGCATACAGAGAACACATGAAAGGTGTGAAAAAAGCGTATTGGAAAGAAAGGAATGCTTTAATTCGAGAGAAGAGAGCGAAATTCAGAAAGGAACAAGGCCTGATAAGACATACCAGGGAGGAGCGAAAACGAAGATACGACATCGTTAGAAAGAATGTAAAAGAGTTTATCAAACGTGAAATGGAAAACATTCAGATAAAATACGATGCGTATGATTTGAAGATGAAAAAGAAGCATGGCATACCGGAGAAGATGACGGATAGCGAATACGACATCATGCGGAAGAAATACCACCAGGAAAGCCAGCGATACAACAAAGAAACCTTCCTGGATAGAGAAGGAGTAAGAAGAGAAGAAATCAGCAGAGTTGTTCAATCAATCAGCCCGAGAATTGCTGATGACTTGGATTTAAAACAAATCGATGACCTCGTTGAGGCTGACGTTCTCGCTAGATTCGACGCGGTTGAAGCCAAGCACAAAGTGGAGCGAGCAGCGATGCGAGCCAATTTTGAAGCGCAAGTGAAAGCCGGGGAGATGACCGAACAGCGTATGCGGTCAATGATATACGGCTACAACCGATACAAATACTTTGACAAATGGAATGAGATTGACGACTACACCATTGATTCCTATGCCAGGCATTTTGACCCAGAGGGAGACGTAGAAGGCCTGGCGGCTGCAGTGCGGGATGAGATGCGGGAATGGGATGCTGTCTGGGGCATGAAAAGAAGAGACGCAAGAATTGAACACATGAATCAAAAGAGGTTGGAATGGGGCTTCCCCGTAAAAGACCCTGAGAAGGCTGCAGCATACAAGAAAGACATGAAGGAATATGCAAAAGCCCAACGCATAGAACACATAGAAAGAAGAAAAAAGCATCGAGAAGCTCAGATGAAGGAACAGGAGCTGGTGTCAATGAAAAGAGAAGAGCTTGAAAGAAGACAGTCAGTCGTTAGAGAACGGATGAAACAATTCAAAGAAAAGCAAAAGAAAGCCAGTGAAATAGAAAAGGAAAAATGGAAAGAGGAGAGAACCCAGAGATGGGATGAAGTCAGCAAAAAGTTAGGCTTGCGTAAGCCTGTGAAGGGCAGAGAGGAGAAGATGAAACGTATTGCTGAAAAAATAAAAACTCTTCGCAAAAAACTCCAGGAAGAGATGAATGCCTTTAAGGATAAACAAAAGCTTGATTATGCTAAGTTTGGAGAAGCCGAACGGGAACGGTTAGGCTTGAAGAGAACGCTCAGCGAAAAGGAAAAAGCACAAGCCTGGGAGAAGGTAAAGCAGAGAAAATTGGAATTGAAAGATGACGAAGGCCTGGCGACACTGCAGGGCAAAGTAAAGGAAGGGGTTTTAAGCAGAACACCATACCCAACCCGCTCTGAGTTTGCGGAGTTTGCGGATTTTAATCCGAACATACATCCCTTGAACGATGTTAAAAACAAACTTAAATCCAAACTCGAAGACGCGGGTATTGATCTGTACAGCGATGTCGCGCCTGCTGGAATGCTTCAGCAAATCAATCAGATCATTCATAACCCATCGAAGGATCTGGCTGTAATTCTGCAGCCAAAGACTATAGAAAAGTTGAAAAATACTCTGAAGAACAAGGATTTTCAAAGAGCCTTGGAAGCGTATTCCGTTAGAGACGCTGAGGGATCAGCCAAAATATTTAAATGGATCAAAGAAAGCGTAGAGAGAATGCGACAGATACAGACAGGTGGCCTGCTCGGTGGCTGGGTTGTGACCCGGTATGCAGGTCTTAACATATGGTCTGCCCCTGCTCTGATGATGATGACAAGGGGAGTAGCAGGAACAGCTTCGGATCTTTCCGAATTGGCTGTAAGCTGGTTCAGGAGAGGGGGCGGAAAGGAAACCATGTTTGTTGATGTCTATGGAAGGCCATGGACATTTGATGAAATAGCTGCTGCAGAAGCGAGGAACCCATTGTTCGCGTCTGCTCTGGCTGCAGAAATGGACTCAGGCAATCTTGCATACCTTATGGAGGTAATGAAAAGCCATGAATATTCCCAAAAGCTTCGGAAGCTCACTCCATTTTCAGCCCGAAACTATGTGGCTCGGTTTGCTGATTTTACTGATAGTGTCCTTAGACGTGCTGTATTCCGCAACGGGCTTAAGCGAGGATTGACAGAAGCACAGGCAGCAAGAGAAGCGAAGGATGCTCTGTTCGATTATGCCAAGGCAAGAGAAAGCACGGTGAACAGACGGATAGGTCAGGCCCTTATGTTCTGGTCGTTTCAAGCCGAAAGCATCCGTGCTCTTGCAGATGCAATGGCAAGAGGCGAAGTCAGACCCGTCGTGCATGCATACCGGGCAATCCGCAAAATGGCGCAGCAGCAAGGCCTGGATGCGCAGGGAAGCAGCTATGACATGGCTCGCGTTTACCGCTACATATCGGAAGACTTCGAGGACAACCCCTCCATAGTTGGCGGGTTTACAATACCGGCACTCGAAAGCTTTGGTCTCTTAGCAGAAGGGTTTGGCAACGTTGCATCTGTGGCGGTGGGAGATGCGAGTTTCCAGGAGGCACTATCAAGGCAGGTTAAAATCCTGACAAACAGAAGTCAGTTTCGGCCCCTTCTTGATGGTCTTATTGCAGAAATCGAAAAGAAAGACGATCTTAGCATGGGCAAGGGTGGGTTTGTTCCAAATGCCTATGTGTCTGGAATGCCTGATTTTGCATGGGAGGAACTTAAAAACCGAAACTGGATAAAAGCTGTTGACCCCTTGAAGCGCAGACAAGGTAAAGCTACTCGAGATAATGAGCAATGGAAGTTTGTTGACCACGAATCCAAGGCTGCCTTCGAGCATATACAGCGTGGCATGCTAGCCATTGGAATCAAAAGAGCAATAGAGGATAACGTGATTAAGACTCGAGCAATATTTGCAGGATCAGAAGAAGGCATGGTTCCCTATCCCTTATCAGGTTCTGGTGGATTGTGGGATTTAATATTGTACCATGCTGCAGTAAAATCATTTCTATCTAAACAAGCCGAGGATTTAAAGATACAATATAAAGGATGGCAGATAGAAAGATCTTTGCAGCAGCAATAGGAGTTAGCAATGGAAGAGTCGATTTTTAAGTACCTGCTGGATTACGGTTCGCTTGGCATAACTGCCGGTCTTCTCTTCTGGCTTTATCTTCATTCGCAGAAGCAGGTTGATAAGATTCGCATCCAGTCCAGGGAGGACTTGAACATGCTTAGAGACAGGTACGAGGTTGTGATCAGCAAGTACGATCAGGACAAGGATCTGTTCTTCAGCGAGCGTCAGCAGATGCACAACCAGGTTGTCATGAAGATCGAATCGATAGAGAAGACAATCGAGAAGCAGGACAAGGCTATCGAGTCGATCAAGGATAAGATAGATCAAATCCTGATACTAAGAGAGCACAGAAATCAGGTGGCGGGTTGACTCCTGAGTCCATTACTGGTATATTTTAATTGCTGCATGAAGCAGCAGAAAAAAAACACACCTAATTATATGGTGCGGAAGTTTTTTTGACTGGTTAGTGAAAGTTGGATAACCACCATCTTTTTAGGTGGTGGTTTTTTTTGGGGGCCGAGATGGAAGACAGCAAAAAGCAGGCCGAACGACTGGTAGGTAAGAAATTAACTTGTGATCAGTGGATGAATATATTAAAGAAACTGAAGAAGAAGAAACCAGATATGCATCCGAGGATGCCAACCATTATTATACAGGTGAACAATGCCAGACATAAAAGTTGAGATAGTAGATGATTTGATGGGCCTCATTTGGAAGCTCTGGAAGTACAGGAAAGGGGGCTACTCGAAGGAGGAGGCTGCCGACCTGGCAGATGATTTGATGGGTCTGGCCATGGGCATCGTTGCCCAGTACATCGAGAAGAAATAATGGGAAGGCAATCCAAGGTATCCAAGATCTATGTCCACCACTCCGCCTCTCCGAAGGCGAGTACCGACGCGGCAAGAATCCGCCGCTGGCATATCGACCGGGGCTGGAACGACATAGGCTATCACTGGGTGATCGAGCATGACGGGAAGATCGTGAAGGGCAGGGAGGAGAACATCGTGGGTGCCCACGTCAAGGGGCATAACCGAAACACCCTGGGCATCTGCGTGTGCGGCAACTTCGAGAACGAGCAGCCCAACCCGATACAGTGGACGCTGCTATGCTGCATGCTTCAGTACCTGATGTACAAGTACAAGCTCACGAAGGAGGACATCAGCTACCACAGGGCAGCTGCTGCCACTGCCTGTCCGGGAAAGAATCTGATCACGAAGTTGAAGGAATGGCTGGGGGAGTGATAAGATTCGATAAGGCCATACAGGGAACCAGGGAGAGCGATCACTACGCTACACCTAAATCCTTCTATGTCCAATTGAATTCCGAATTTAAATTCAGTCTTGATCCATGCCCACTGCGAAGCACCTTTAACGGATTGAAGATGGACTGGGCTGGTTCGGTTTATGTCAATCCTCCATACAGCAACATCAAACCCTGGATCGTCAAGGGGTTAATGGAATTGCAGGCGAACAGGGCTAAGACCATTGTGTATCTGCTCCCCGTTCGTACGGACACAGCATACTGGCATGACCTGATCCTGCCAAACGCAGCGGAAATAAGACTTGTCAGGGGCAGGCTTAACTTCAATGAAATGAAGACACCTGCCCCCTTCCCGGTATGCCTCGTTATTTTAGAACGGGGAAACATACAGCTAAAACTCTCCAGTTACACGCAAAGAAAATAAAAACATCATTGTCAATTCATGGCAATTCATGGCAATTCATAGAATCTCCGAGAGGTAGATGGATGTCACAATCTCCTCATCCACCCCGGCGAACCAGCAATCCGCCTGGATGGAATAGATCTGGCTGTCGTTCTGTATGACCCCGGCATCCTGGAGGATATCGAACAGGCTCTTGATGCGGTTGTCGATATCCCCCCTTGTCTTGTAGCAGGGCAGCCTGTCGTTCTTCGTCAGCTTCCGTATCTTGCTCTTGGGTTTCTTAATCAGGAAGACAATCTCTATCCTAAGCGCACCGGTCAGGGTCTCTCCCTTCCATGCCTGGCGCAGTAGGAAGGCACCCTTCGTCTTAAAATCCCGGTAGGTCTTTGGGTAATAGGTGATGCCCGTTCGCATGACCCTGGGCCTGGGAGCTGGGGGGATCTCGATATCGATCTGTATCTTCTTTTCCTCAGGGCACGGTCGGTTTCTCGCCAGGCGAACTATCTCATCGAGTAGCCATCGCTTCCTGGTATGATAATCATTGACCGTTTTATCGAGAGCATGAAGCTCTTCCGCTATCGCTTTGAGTTTACGGCTATCCATTGTAGTAGTCCTTTGCATCGAGTTTGGATATCAGCTCCTCTTCCCTCTCCAACTGCTTCTTCATCGCAAGCTCATCGGTAAGCGGCACATCGTATATGGTTCTTCGATGCCCGTACTTCACTCCGCGCCGGGACGTGCATCCGTAGTTCCGAAGTATCTGTGGGATATGACCCGACCATGTCTTGGGTTTCAGCTTGGTGCGGTCTCGATGATAGCAATCTTTCACCACCTCCAATACGGTAATCTCCTGCCCCTGCTTTCCTACAAGCCATTCGTGGACCAACTGCTCATGGGAATCCTGCGGCTTGAACTCCGCATTCTTCTCCTTGCTCCAGGCAAACTCCTCCTGCGTCAGCCAGTACAGGCATTTGTCATAGCGGTAAGATCCGTCCTCTCTCTCTGACCTTCCCTCCAAATAGTAGTGCATGGCTTCTGCCCACAGGTGTGGCACGACATCTCGCAGTTCCTCCTCATCGTAGGTATCCTCGTACTCCTGCGCCTTGCTTTCCATGATCCACATTCGGCGCGACCCCTTTGCGTCGAGGTTGAAGCTGTCCTCGTTCGTCGATCCAACCAACGCGCACCTGCGAGGGTGGTACTCCTGCTTGTATCCCCAGGGCTCTCGGTACATGTCCGCCTTCAGGGTGATGAAGTGCCGGATGTCCTCGATCATCTTCCCCTTCAGGTTCGCCAGCTCCGCCATCTCCACGATCCATCCCTGTCTCAGCTTGGCTTTGCCGTCCTTATCCGTGATGTCTATCTTCTCATCGACAAAGCATCCCATGGACAGGGCTTCCCATAGCTTGGACTTCTGGATTCCCTGCTCCCCCTTGATGATTAAAACGCTATCGAGCCTGCACCCCCAGTCCATGGCCCGTGCCAGTGCTCCGATGAAAAATTTACGGGAATACACTCGATTGATGGGGGTGTCCTCAACCTTCAACCACTTGATAAAGAACCCATCAATCCTCTCCTCATCGCCAGGTCTCCATTTGGGCAGAGCCTCCAGCTTTTCCCGGAGGGGGTCTCGTGGTCGCTGCGCCGCTGCCCCGTAGAATGCTCGCAGGAATACCTGGTTCCCGATGGATGCTGCCCCTGGGTTCAATTCGCTGGTCACCTCGATCCCCAGGTTGTCTATCTCGTAGTCCTCCAGCCTCTTCTTTCCCTTGTAGGCAACGCCTGTCCTGATGTCCAGCCACAGATCGGAATGGGTGGCTGCCATGTGGCGCATGGCATTCCCTCTATCGACGATGGGTTGGTTGCTCTTCTTGTCGAGAACGATACCATTTCTGCTTGTGATGGACCGGAAGTGTGTTCGCGTTGCGTTCGATGTCAACGTGAAAAGCTCGTACCCGGACATGAGACCCTGCTCTCTCTTAAGGAATGCAGACCCTGAGGTGGTTCCATTGAAGGGGCAGATGCAATTGATGTATCCCTTTCGATTGCTGCGAAAATCCCTGGCGAATCCATCCCAATCGTTGATGATCTCCTGCATGGTGTATCGCTGTCCACGCTCGACAAGCTGAACAGAGATCTTTTCAGGAGAGACATACCGAACCTTGTACTTGCCGTCGGTCTCAGCATTGCCATCGGAGGGTGGGGCCAGAGGTATGGGCATGCTCCCCTGGGTTTCCCGTACCTCCTCCCTGGACTGCATGACAGCATCCACGTCGACGCATGCCCCGTCGTTTCTCTTGTTCCATCGAGCTCCCCTCCGGTCATCCCGACATGAGTGGACATACCAGAAGCGTGCCGGGTCCTTCGCTGCAGGGTCACACTCCGGGCATAGCTCGCGGATGGCTACCCTCCAGAAGTGGGGCCATTCCTGCAGGGTCACGGGCCTGGACAGTGGCAGCACCACGCGGAAGCAGTGCCCCTTCTTCAATGGTGATCCGTTGCTGAACGTCGAGTGCGCGTTGTAGGTGAAGCTCTCGAGCCTCTCCAGGATGGGCCCGCTATCCCGTATCCCGTCTAGGTCCAGCACCAGCGCATGTATCGAGCGCACCTTGTCCTCCGAGCGAGAACCTGTCGTTGCGCTCCAGGTGACGGGTGCCCATAGTTTGATGTCCAGTTTCCCCAGTTCCGATTTCTTTACCGAGCCATCAGCCTTGCGTCGCTCGGATACGCTTCGGTTCGTCGAGACCATGTAGCGTTCCTCCCCGAGGAAAGTGGCAACAGGAACCTCGTTAATCCATGCCTTGGATAGCTCGTTTGTAGCCCCCCATCCCCTCTTCGGAGCTGGGTGGATGCTGACGGGGATTCTCCATTCCCCATATTTTTTTTGTTTCCCCTTGAATTTCATGATACAATTTCCCCTGGATAGTCTTATCCTGTTTTGTAGTGGTCTTTCCCCGGTCGTTGTTCTTTTCCTGCGGCCGGGGATTCTTTTATTTTTCGCGTGCTGCGATCTTCTCGCTTGTGTTCTGCAGGGCATTGGCTACCATGCGTGCCCGCTTTGAGATATAATCCTCAATCGCTATCGTCAGCCCGTCCTTTATGGATCGGCCATCGTGTGCGCAGATCGCCCGAAGTGCTGAATAGGTTGTGACATACATCTCGAGCGGATAGACCGCCCGTTGCCTGGATGGGATCTTCTTCTTTGACATGTTTTTTTCCTTGTTTGTTTTGTTGTAGCGCAGGGGTGCATCGATGCATCATGCGCTTGTCGTCTGCTGATACAGCATCAACAGATATGTAGCCCGTATGGGTGGGCAGCCAGTAACACTGGCCACCACACCTCGGGCAGATGTAGCTATTCGTCTGCAAGATTACCCCCTCCCCATTATAGGAGGGTGGGGTTGTCGTTGCAAGATCATTTGTCTCCTCCCAATTCTTCGAGCGAGCAGACTCCAAGTCCGAGATACAATCTCAGGCAGCGGGCTATCGCTCGTGTCTCAGCCATTCGGATGGAATGCCGGGCGATCATCTTGTTCACGTTCTTGGGCGACGCGTCGCCCGTTGCCGTGTACGTTCCGTGCTTACCTGTGGCAGTGGCCTGGAAGATGGCAAGCCCGGTCTCATGCACCTTGTCCAGGTTGGACAGTGGCTTGGTAATGATGGACTCTATCCCCTCCTTGTGGGCCAACCAGAGCAGGCCCTTGAAGGTGACGAATTGATTCCCTTGTAGGTTGATGATGTGTCCTTCTTTTTGAAGGGTTTGCATGTAGTTCATTATTGGCTCCATATGTTGATGATGAGCTGGATGTATAGGTAGATAAATGGTGCGGCCAGGGTAAATCCCGCCGCCAGGCTGATGGTGTCTCTCATTTGTTCCTCCATTGCCGTTCCTCCTCCGCCACCAGTCGGCGGAAGTTGGAAGGGGATGTCAGGAAAAGCTCGACGGCATCGTCGAAAGAGATCATAAGGATTCGCGCGCCTTCGCGTATCTCCTCCTTCAGATCATGGTCATTGTGTAGGCTCAATGGCATTGAAAAATCCTTTGTGTAGTAGGTAGGTTAGAGCCAGGGAGAGAACATGCTTGCATGGTTCCTTGGTCTCGAGGGTTTGGAATCGCACGAATGGGCACGAGCAATGGTGGGAACCAGTGGCCGAGATCCACAAATCATACTTTTCCGTTCGTCCTCTCACGAGAGAGGAAGAGATTGATTTTGAAATAAGACGGACCGATGCGCTGCGCTGCAATGCAGTAAAGCACCCGGTATAATAGATTTTTGCTACGGCTTCCGTCATGACATCCATCCAATGTGTTTCTTTCCTGCGCAGCAGGAGCACCCGGGACGACACCATGGGTGTGCGAACTCCTGTCCTTCGTCGAGCCGGTCCAAATAGAACTTCATCCGGCGGGCATCCTCCCAGCTCGGACCAGCCTCAACAAGATCCTTGCGGCCGACGACATGCCATGTGTCGGCCAACAGGATCACGGTACGCGTATCGGAAACATATCGCGCCCAAGGCAGGCAATGCCCATCATCGAAGACGATCCTAGAAGGGGATGTCATTTTGCTTTTCCTCCTCAGCACTGGGATAGCCCAGCGCCGTGTACGCCGTGTCCATGTTCAGAGGGTGCTTGTACGCCAACACCATGACCGACATCCACCATGCCCGGTGGAAGAATGTGAACGTATCCGTAGCTAGCCCGTCCTGCTCTCGAATAGCCTCGAACATTAGTTCGAAGCATTCCCCCAGGACTGCGAAATAGTGGGGCCGGGAGCGCACCCATTCGGCAAGATGGTGCTCGTCCGGGTTGTCATCCGGGGACTCGTGCCCCCAGAATTCAGCTTGTGCTTTGTAGCATTCTATTTCTTGATCGTAACTCATTGCTTTCTCCTTCGTTTCAGTTCCTCCGCAACTTGTCGGACTCCCTTTAGAAACTCCTCTAGGTCTCGGTCGTATTGCTCGCGCTGCCTCCTCTTCTGCTCTTCGGTGAGAGGTGGGCGCTTCTTGCTGGGTGGAGGTGGGTTCTCCTCCAATCTCTTCCTCCTCCTCTTCTCCTCCTCTCTCAATTCGTGCATTGTCCTTGGGCACGAGAAGCGGGGCTGACCCCCATAGTCGGGAATGTATTTCATGTCTTCTCCTCAATTGAGTTTTTGCATTCCATTACTTGGATTGATTTAATCCAAGTAAGATTGCCTGCAATGTGTTCGATCAGTCCTTCGGTCTCATAGGCATACGTTTGCTGCCACCCATCCGACGACATGCCCTCCACCCCAACCTCAAACTCCACAATGACGACCTTTCTGATACGCGACCTGCCTGGCTCCATTCCCCGGAGCGCGAGCCTTATGCCTGTCACATTGAACGCAACGTCCTGATCAATCTTCTGCGAAATTTTATGTGCCATCATATGTGTCGTTGCGAATGTAGGTTTGTTCTTGCCTGTCTCCCAGAAACTGATTGTTTTCTGGGAGACTCCCAGCCATTTGGCCGCGCCGGTCTGGGTCATGCCTAGTTCTTTTCGCAGACAAGCAAATCTAAACCTATTCCATTTCATGTCTCCTCCACTACATGCACGGCATATCCGTTTGGGTCGTCAACAAATTTGCGGGCAATATCGCACCATCGGATAGGGGGTAGCCCCTCCACAGGGTCGCGCCCGTGGATGCTCCTGTAAATCTGCCGGCACTGGTCGAAGATACCCCGCCAGATCTCCTCCTCCTTCTGTTTCATCTCCTCATAGGTGGTCGTATAGCCCCCGCATCTCGACAAAACAGAATGGGGTCTCAGTCGACAATCAGTATGACAGGGGAATAGCCCACGAAGAAAGGCAAGCTCCTTGTTAGGTGCTATGACCATGCACCCCGACCTGAAGTAGTCGTTCCATTTCTCTTCAAGGACCCGCCGGTCCTCCTCCAGTTCTTCCAGGGTGTCATATGCAGCACCCTCAAGCGTGCTGAACATCCCCTCAAGAGTCACGTTTGGGTCATTGCCCCAGTGTTTGAGGTAGTGCTCTCTTATCATCGTTTGTATGGTGTAGTGTTTCATCTCATCATCTCCTTGATGTATTCTTTTGCCTGTTTGATAGTCGTGATGAAGGGTCGACGACCCTCCTCTTTTCCTTGTGGCCCTTCGATTCGGTACAGGTACCGGATACCCAAGGTTTAAAGCATCCAGCTGAACAAAAAGATTCATTGTAATCCTTTTCAGCTTCTCCGCAGTCTATCCCTAATTTTGATCCGCAATTTTTACAGTATGACATGATTTAAATCCTTGTTAGGCCAGGGCGGGTGGTGGTGGTGTTGGTTTTTATGATGGTGTTTCCATGGTAGTTCATCTTATCTATCCTCCGGACCGATAAAACATATCAGTCTTTGGAGCTGAGAGTCCTCCGACAGGCAGGGGGCACGGTCAAGTCCGTCCTTTGTCAGTGCCTCTTGAATGTCGCATACAGACATCAAAAGAGCAGGTGGTAGATGCCCTCGTGTTACGACCGAGGAGGACAAAACAATAGCTATCTCATAGTTTTCCGCGCTCCAATCAAGCCACTGCAGTTCCCCAGGAGTAGGAATGTAGTAAAACACCCCCTGTTCTGTGATTCTTTCCAAGCTACACACTTCCATATTCTCTAATGCTTTTGATGTATATGTGTTCATCTTATACCGCCGAGTTGTGAGAGGGATGACGCGCCGCTATGTATCCGGCAATGAAGGCTTGCATATAGTAGTATACTTCCCGCTTCGTTCCTCTTCTTGTTACGTCGATTTGTCCTCCACCACTGGAAGTTATCTTGCCCAATCTTACCCCACCATAAGCCCAGTCAAGGACATAGGTGCCTACGTTATAGGTATCGTTTGAGTATGCTTTCTCCTCTTGGTTTGTTAGTTCATTGATGCGCTTCAGTACCGCGTAAAGGTCTGACTGTGTTATTCGTGACATGTTATTATCCTTGGTTGTTTGTGTTTGTTTGTGTGTTATTTTTGTCTAGGTAGCCGAGCATCCAGAGGTTTTCCTGTTCTTCACAGAGGAAGACGCGCGGGTTGTGTATGACTAGTTTCGCTGTAGCAATGACCTTGGACAGGGTGCACTGCCTGAAAGAATGCACCACCCTCCTGCTACCCCTGAATGATATGTAATGTCCTGTCACCACCCGCTTAGGTTGACCCTCACTGTCTTTGATGCATTGCCGGCGCGTTATGTAGATTCCTCTCAAGTCATGTTTCATTTTCTTATCCTTGGTTTGTGTGAAGTTACAGACCCCGTGCGGGGTTTCGGCTCATCAAGCCTCATCAGTGCAACTCTTCCAGCGGGTGAGGGCGACGTAGCCATGTCCGCCGCAGTAGCTTATTGTATAGGTCCACTCATCATAGGCAGGGAAGTCTATCGTCCGGTCAAAATAGCCCCATGGCCTCATATTGCCCTCGGTTGGACTGTGCTCCATCTCGGGCCCGTAATCCCATTGGGCGAGGTGTTTAAGCACGGCCTCATATTGCCCGTCTAGTAGCTGGTTTATCAAGTCGCTTGCTTCTTCGGTGTCTTGAAGGAAGATTATGTTATGATACTCTTTCATTGTCTCTTATCCTTGGGCTGGTGGGCAGGAGTAGAATCGATCCATTATCTCATCGATGGATCGCTTCAGATCATGCGCCACAACCGAAAATGGATGACCGAGTGTTAGAACTCGGTAGGTGATCTCACGCGATAGCCAAGCATCGTGGGAAAGGGAAACAAGGTCTAACTCGCATGTCAAGCAGTAGGGGGATTGGTCTGTGCTGGCTACGTGCCAGCGGCAAAGGGAGCATAAAAGAAGCATATAAAAATCCTGGTTGGGGTGGTCTGTGGACTCGCCACATGACTATTCTACTTATGTAGAACATAAACGTCAAGGATTATTTTCAATCTTTCTTTCACAATGCCGTTACGCACTGCGTTTATGCGCAACATAAGAGCTCGTTTTCAGGGGGGTTCTGTTGTCCTGTCGGGGAAGCCAGCTACTAGACGGCTGGCCCTATGATTCTTTCCTTTTCCTCAAGAAACCCTAGAAAAAAGACAAATTCATCTTAAAAACTGAAAAAAGTGTCTACCAGTCGTGGCTTTCTCTGAAAAGAATACATTCAACCAGGGTTTTCCGTGGCGACACCCTGGAAAAGTGCTGGCTTTCTGGCCTAAAGTGGTGGCTTTTTAAAGAAATACTTGTAATTCTTACATTTTTTTGGGGGGAGGAGTTGAGGTCAAGTAGGGCCAACTATGTTGAGCATAAAACGTCCAGCCCTATGAGCACCATAACCGACAATTCGCCAGCATGGCCAACCCCCCAGCTCGGACAATGGAGAAGCGCGCTTTCCTTTGAGCCGGCCACCCCCCGGGGTACCCCCATTTTTTATTTCCGCTCTATGAGTGCAAGACCCTCTTATATTTCTGTCACAAAATTAAACATCTCGATTGCGTAGTATGTGCTATTCTATTATTGAATTACAATCTTTGGGGGCAAAATGAGATACAAGTTACCGGGTTCGACGAGCGATTCCACACAGAAGGCAGGTATAGGAACCAGCTATGATGCGGCCAAGAAGGCAACGCTGTCACTGCCTAAGAATTCAAATTTCAACTTCACAGGCAATCTTGGGGGGCTGTGGATCTGGATGAGCTCCATTAGTGGTGCCACAAAGATAACGTTCAGAATCTCTCTTGATGCAGCCGGAGACGAGATGCTGGTAACAGACACGGAGGCAGATCCCATCTACACGGGCACGACGACGGCAACGGACGGTTCGGTTGTCTATTCTCTAAACGGTCTTCCCGTGGATTTAAACGTTGACACGCTGTATGTCTTCTTCAAGACCGATGCAGGAACGGTAGCGGTAGATAAGGTCCAACTTTCATGGGGGTATTAAGATGTCGATTGTTAACTCGTTTGGTAGTGGTGGTGGTGGTGCTGTTTCCTCGGTAACGAATGGAGCAGACGATCGTATTGCTTTGTTTGGGTCGTCGGATTCGCTCGTAGGAAATACGGGTCTCACATACACGGGGAGTGAGTTTGCCGTGACCGGGGATATAAGTTCCACGGGGAACTATTACGGTAGCCAGTTCTTCTACCACACAGGCGATACCGACACGAGCATGAAGTTTACGGTTGACCAGATTAATCTGACTGCTGGCAATATCAACATGCTGAAGATCAAGGAGGCTGCCCAGGACGAGGTAGTCTGGTTTGAGGACGGCAATGATGTTGATTTCAGAATCGAGGTTCCGGGGCAGGCCTATTTCTTCTGGATTGATTCTGGGAATGACAAGCTCTACATTGGTGGTAACACTGCAAACAAGATGACATCCGAAATGATGAATTTCCAGGATGGCAATATCGGCATTGGTAGAAACAGTGCTGACAACGTAGGATCGGAAGTCACGTTTGCAAAAAGTCGTCACGCGACCGATGGGTCACACACAATCGTGCAGTCAGGTGATACACTTGGCGAAATTAACTTCAAGGGTTCGGATGGGGATTCGCTTTCCTTCGCTGCCCAGATAAAGGGTACGGTTGATTACTCGACACCGGGCGACGGAGACATGCCGGGCAGGATTATCTTCTCGACGACACCTGATGGATCGGATGGATTGACGGAGGCGATGAGGATCAACCAGGGTCAGGGTGTCGTTCTGAAGAATGGTGGCTTCTGCGTTCAGGGATATAATTCAGGTGCTGAGTTCGGCGAGGGAACGAATAATTTCAATGGCATGGTGATGGATTATTTCGCGACTGCATACGATTCCAAGCCAGGAGGCAGGCTGATTACTCGTGGTGATGGCACCAACAGAGGGGTTTTCGTAATCAAGGGAGAGAAGGAGGATGCCACTTCCGGTCTCGAATATCTCCAGATCGATGCTTCAGGGAACATACTGAACCCCACTGGCCAGTTGCACGCGGGCTCTGATCGGAGGCTGAAGAAGTACATTCGCACTCTCGATTCGGTCTGGGATCAGGTGAAGCAGCTAAATCCCGTGAGGTACCAGTGGAAGAGTGCATACAAGAACGAATCGGGAAGATCGAATATTTGCTATGGATTCATCGCCGACGAGGTTGAGCCAATCTTCCCCGAGGTTGTCATGACCGGTTCGGAGACGGATAGCGATCTACCTGATAATCTTCAGCATCTTGCGTACATAGAGATGATACCCATACTTTGCAAGGTCATTCAGGAATTGCAGGACAGGGTTATTGCCCTTGAGGGAGGATAGAATGTCATTGAAACCGAAGCAGAGAACGGCAGCATTGCTGCTTGGCCGTGGTATGACGGCAATGGAGACCGCTGAAAAAATCGGGATATGTCACACGACCATCTACAAATGGAAATGCAGGCACCCGGAATTCAAGGCTCTTATCGAGGCGGAGAAGAAGTACATCCAGTCAGGTAGCGAGTACGCCTGGCATGTTCATGCGTCTGCGATCAAGGCGCAGATCAGTGGTCTTATCAAGGTATCGCTGGAAACCCTTCATCGCCAGATGAGGGAAGGCAAGAACGAGATGGCTGTCATCAAGGCTGCCACCTACATTCTGGATAAATATGGATCCGACCACATATCAGATATCAGGGGCAGCTCAGAGAATACGGATGAGGTCGAGCTCCTTTCGGCCCTGAGGCTTGTTGATGGCGGCTGATATCCACATCCCCAGCATTATACCGAAGAAGCACACACGAAAAATAAAAGCTGCTTTGTCTACTCCTGAAAACTTTTTCAAGTTGATGAAAATCATTGACAAGCAAACACAGGGATTGATTCCTTTTGAAATGAATCCAGAGCAAAAACGTTTGCTGGAAGTACTAAAGACCAAGAACAAGATTATCATCTTGAAACCTCGGCAGATTGGAGTGTCAACACTTCTCCGCGCCTATGCCTTTTGGAAAGCCTACACCAGCAAGAATGCAGGTAAATGGGGAGTGATTTCATTTCATGAACGATCAGCAAAGCATCTCCGGAGAATGGACAGTACGTTTCACGAGAACCTTCCACAGCTTTTGCGCAGAAAGATGCATATCGAGAACACGACCGATTTCGAGTTTGACGATACGCGTTCTTCCATGTGCTCTTACACGGCAGGTTCCAAAGGCGGAACAAGAAGTTTTACGCTGACATCTGCACATCTTTCCGAGTTTGCCTACTATGACAATCCGGGCAATGTCCTGGCATCGACGACGGCAACGCTTCCCAAGGATGGAAAGCTGATCATTGAAAGCACACCCAAGGGTTGTGGAGACCTGTTTCATCAGCTTTGCGTCGGAAGTCCTGACAACGGGTGGACGCTTGTATGCTTCTGGTGGTGGGAGCATGCAGCATATCGATCTACGGCGGCACCTAATTTCGAGCCCACTCCAGAAGAGGAGGTCTTGCAGGCACGATACGGACTGCATCCGGATCAGATACAATGGAGAAGAGAGCAGATTGCCACCATTGGGAACGAGGATTTTAGACGGGAGTACCCAGGATGTCTTGAAGATGCCTTCTATGCGGGGGATTCCGTCTATTTCGATGGTGACATGCTGGACAAGATCGAGGCTGTTCCCATGCGTGGCGACCGGATAACGTTCCAGGAGCCCGAAGAGGAAAACTGCTACGTCATGGGTGTCGATGTAGCTGCGGGTGTGAACAAGGATTACAGTGTCATAACCGTGGCAAGTGCCATCGATAACCAGCTCGTATATGTATATCGATCCAACAAGATCAGTCCGAGCGGCTTTTCAGACATCGTTTACAAGGTTGCATGCACATATAACGAAGCCTTTACGCTTATTGAAAGCAACAATCATGGCCATCTAATCCTCGACAGGCTGAAAATGTACGGGTACACCAATCTGTGGTGTGATGCGAGAAGGCGCGATTGGGTCACAAGCCTTCATTCAAAAGTAAAGATTTACGAGATTCTCAGAGAATACATTCACAATCAGATGATCTTGAAGATGCCGGATGTCATGCTACTTGAATTGCGTTCACTGATTGTGGAAAAAGTGGCTCCGGAAGCTCCGCGTGGAATGCATGATGACCTTGCAATGAGCCTTGCTCTGTGCTACCGTGCATTGCGGGATATTCCTGCCCGGCAAATTGCCTCCAAGAAAATGAATCTTATGGACCAGCTTATCAGCAAGCAGCGTAAGAAGCGGATAACTCAACATGCCTACCCATGGAAGAAGACGCTATGAATCCTAAGAAATTCCAAGAAATATACAGAGCGCACCAGAACTATTGGGATGACCGTAGAGCAGAAATGCGTAATCTTCGCAATGCATATGCCAATCGATACTGGCACAAGGGGCCAAATGAGGCGCAGATCGCCATCGAAGTGCCCAGGGCATACGAATATGTGGAGGGTTTTCTTGCCAGTCTTTTTGCCAGGAACCCGGCTGTTATCGTTAAATCAGATATCCGTGGCCGAGGAACACCCGGCAAGGTCCAATCGTTGGCAAACGAGTTTCTAAAGTCTACCCGTACGCAGCTTGAAGATGCTTGTCGTCTTGCCATCATCTATCCGAACAGCTTTATAAAGCTTTCGATTCAGCAGAACGATGATCCCTTTGCAAGGATTGAAACATCCTGCATCGCTCCATGGGATTGCATTGTTGATCTTGATGCTGCGGAATGGAACGGACAGAGCTATTGCGCCCATAGATACTATTTGACGCATGAGCATGCGAAGAAGAAATACGGGAACAAGAAATTCGCCATCAAACCTCTGAAACGATACCTGGACACCAATGATACTGACAAGGTGCAGAGCATCTATCGGTCTTTCGATGATAACAAAGAGCCCCAGGATGGTCTCAACAACTATGTTGAGATTGTCGAGGTCTATGATGTCGAAAACAATAAGTTTTATATCTGGTCTCCAGACTATCAGGAAGGCAGAAAATGGGTAGAAGACGGTATAGATATAGAGGTTGGCGATGAGGACAATGTCAAGATTGAGAAGTTTAACGAGATTCCCTTTGCGGATATGTCAAATAATCCCGTTATACCTATTATCCCTATGTATTTTTCACGGATGCCTGATCTACCACTTCGGGGATATTCTGCACTTCGTCGTGTCTATGATCAGATCGTCGAAACCAATACGATAAGGACCTACCAGGCTGCCATGATTCGCAGGGCTGCAAGGCAATGGGTTGTAGAGAAAGGCGTTTTTGACGATATATCTCTGTCCAAGATAAGCCAGGGCCATGATGGCGAGTTCATCGAGGTCCAGCTTTCGCAGGGGCAGACGCTCCAGGGGTCCATCATGGCGATGCCGCACACCCCTGTTCCTCATGAGCTGGAGCAGTATTTCAATCAGGTTCAGACCGATCTACAGCGTGGCACCGTAATGGCACCCTTCACAAGGGGAGAGGCGACGAAGGCGACAGCAACGGAGAATCTTCTTCTTGCTGCATACACGTCTTCAGAAGTTGGAAGACTGGCTCGGGAAAGAGATTCCGTGATTGAGTCCATGGCCGATGTATACATTGCAATGCAGAGAATATTTCTCGGAGACGATTCTGATATTATTCTTCTTGACGGTAGACCGGAAGCGATATCCTTATCTGATCTCGATGGAAACTTCGGGTATTTCGCACAGGATTCTGGATCTACTCCCGTATCGGAAGCTGTTAAAAAACAGGAGTTTCTGATGACTGTTCCGATTCTACAGCAACTTGGAGTCAATCCCCAGGCGATACTGCAGGAGATAGTAAGACTATTCGACCTGCCGGAAGGATTGTTGCCGGGTGCTCTTCCCAATGCGGAGCCTGAACAACCACAGCCGAGCCCATCTGGGATGCAGTCTCCGCAAGTCGATGCCAAGATGCAGGCAGCCACAGCTCAACCACAGCCTTCACAGGTTTCAAACATACTGGGGATTAGATAATGCCAGCGTATGATTATTGCTGCAAGAATTGTCTTGCAATCGAAGAGCTTATCGTATCCGTTGAAAAGATAGACGACATACAGATATGCGAACATTGCGGACATCCTTTGGAACGCATGATCCCGGTACCCAAAAGACACGGTTCCTGGTCAGGTGTTTATTCGGGTTATTTCGATAGAGGTCTCGGATGCTACATAGAGGACTATCACCACAGAGAGAAGGTGATGGCTGAAAAGGGTGTTCGTCCGCTTGAAGCGTCCGAGCACACCAACAATCAGGTAGACGATTGCATCAATGAAGCGCAAAGACACAATGAAGCAGTTAAAACTTTTATGAGAACAGGAGAATACAATGCCTAATGAAATGTATGAACAGAACGAAGACATGGGAACGAATCCGCAGCGGGTTGCCGAGCTGGGACGTACAATGGATGAAACCATTGCGGACGAGGTGGATATGCTAACTCCTACCGGAGTGTATAGCGTAGATGGATTGAATGCACTGGTTGATGGTCTCAACAAGGTTTTGCCTATGTTTAAAATGCCTGCCTACCCTACGTTCACCGAGGGAATCGAGGGGGCTTTGCCTGAGGAGTTTGTCCGTCAGCTTGCAATGGTAAATGAAGCTGCGGTTGCCGCTGGTCATGAACCGTTTCCTTTTGAGGATGCTGTCGATGATACAGGCCTTAAGATGATGGCAGGGCGGCTTGATAGTCTGTCAAAGGACAAGGCATTTTCCAAGTTTCTTGAAGAGCAGATATCCCTTATTGAGGAGGCTGATTTTGAAGAACCCGTCGAGGAAGTTGTCGAGGAGGCACCTGGAGGGGAGATTGATGAAGAAGAACTATTCATGGAGAGAGTATGACAATGGAAGGTGAAGTACAGGCGCAGGAAGCCCAGCCTGAAACAAAGCAGGACACTCCAATTCAGGAGTCTGCGGACAGCAATGAAAAGGTTTCACTAACTTCGGAAGCAAGCGCACCGGAATATGGCGATGAGTATGATCAGAAGATTGAAAAGCTGATCCGATCTCATGAGCAGGAACAGGAGCGTGCCGCTGAAACGGAAGTTCAGAAAGAGGAGCGTGAACAGGAAACACTTCGTGAAGGTGAGTCCTGGGATTCCGTGTTTAAAAGCCAACCCGAAGACGTGCAGCGAGCCATGCAGTCTCTGCGTGCTGACTACACGCGAAAAACGCAGGAAATAGCCAAGCAGCGGAAGGAGCTGGAAGCACAGCAAAAGGTTCTTCTTGAATCCGATGTTGTAAAGAACCTACAGGAAGTAGCTCAGCAGGAAGGGGATGAGTTTGATCCCTTTGATCCTGATTCTTTCAACAAATATGTGAACAAGGTGGTAGCGGAAAAGCTACAGACCCTGCTTGCTCCCATGCAGGAGGCGCAGGAAAAGGCGGCCGCGAAAGCAAAAGTCGATACTTTTATGGAAGCTCATCCGGAATTGAAGACAAACCAAGAGCTTAGAAGCGAGGTTAAGAATCTCTTGATCAATAATGAAAGCCTGAATCTTGAAAGCGCATACTGGATAGCCAAGGGAAAACGCTCTGCTGCGCAAAAGGCAGTGCAAAGCCATGAGGATAAAACAGCAAGGGAACGCAGAAA